CCCGCCATTCTTTAGCGAGTAATTCGTGGTTATCAGGCAAAGGCCGCTGCTGTTTGCGGCTCTGTGTCCAGCTCTGCATTTCATCACTGCTGTTTTTTGCCTGTTTGTCACGAAGCGAACGCATCAGCGCCCGGCGTTCGTGCCGTTTCAGTGAGCGCATCCATTCGTTCACTTCAACGCCGTCAGGAAGCTGCGGCCACGGTGCTGGCCGTTCTTTCGACTGTTCTGTCCCGCTGTTGCCTGTTTCCTGTACACGGGGACAGTTATTGCCACGAGTCCAAGGGGCGGCAGGGCCGCCCTGAAGGTCAAAACCATTTTCGCGGGCGCTGTCTTCCGCTTCCGGTTTGCGTCTTACCAGCTTCCAGTTATCCGGATGCGTGCACACACGGGAGGATTCCCCGATGAGTGGTGACCAGATCCCGTAAATCTGTACGCTCTGTTCGCCGTAATCGTTCAGCTCATCGGCGAGGTCGTAGGCGGTGCGAATCAGGTAGTCTTTGCGTGGAACAAGTACGCCGCCCTGTTTCTCTATGTAGGTGGCAAAACATCCTGCATCAGCGGCAGCGAGTACCGCATCCATTGCGTCATCCTTCAGCCGTTGCGGGCCTTCCGGGTTGCGTGCCATCTGGCTGGCAAGGCGGCGGAGTTCACGCCACACCTGACGGGAGGGGATGCCAAAGAACTGGAACTGGCGGACCCGGTGAAGGCGCGCCCAGCCGATGGCGCGTTCCACGCTCTCGGCCATTGATTTTCCGGTTTCGTGGTCAACGCGTGGCTTGCCCGTTTTCTGGTCGATGCCATCCACGGCGCGGCTGTCCAGGTTCTTTCCGATGTAGGTGGCGATGTAGCTGGTTGGTGTGCCTTTTGAGCCGTCTACGTACTCCGCCTTAAAACGCGGAGTTATGTCATCGCCCAGCTCGTGGCGGTCTTCCTGAATGGCAATATCGCAGACGTGGGACACGATGGTTTCAATCTCGTCCGGATGTGCAAAGACCATCATATGCCAGTGCACGGTGCCGTCATGGTGAGGCTCCACCGTGCGGATGCCATACCAGCGCAGGCCGTCGCGGTTCAGTTTCTTGCGGACCGCCGCAAAAAACGTGTTAACCAGGTAATCGCTGGAGTCGCGCATGGTGGCCCCGTTCCATTTGGGATTCGGATGACCGTTCTCTGTTGTGGCGTGGTATTTTGACGGGCAGGTGACAGTCAGAAACACCGCTTTGTCGCCACGGGCTTCGGCCAGAAGTTCCAGCCCCTTCATGGTGGCCATCATTTCTGCCTTACGGTGAACCGGGTTACTTACTCCCGCGTAATACACTGTCTCGAGATCAATCGTGAACCCGTCTTCGTTTTCCAGCATGAAACTTTTCAGGAAATCGCGTGTTTTCTCGCGCTGTGCGCGAAACTCGCTTAACGCGTCCTGGCTCAGATAGGGTGATGTTTTTCTGGAAACCAGACAGGCGGCGCGGAGTTGTTCTTCTCTCCACTCGCAACGTAACAGCCACAATTTGCGTTTCCACCATTCCGCACAGGTCAGGCGAAGGATTGCGCCCGGTAACAGTTCCGTATCCGGATCGCTCTTGTTCAGGGCTTCGTAATGTGGCGGCATGATGTGCAGGCGTAATGCGATACGGGCCAGCATCCGGTAAGCCTTCAACATTACATCCATGGTCAGCTCGCCATCTCTGGCACCAAAGCCATCGCAGAGTGTTTCGAAGGTGCTGCTGAACATCGCCGCCGTCATGGTGGCCAGCGTCTGTATCTGGTGCTTGTTGAGCTGCGGCAGGTAAAGCAAATCGTCCAGGCGTTCGCGCCCGGCAAGGGAGCGATAACCCGGTGTCAGCCAGCGCCCGTCAGTGCGATCCAGACGTTCGAATATTTTGCGCAGGGTCCCGCGCGCGTAGCGTTCAGCCTGCTGGTTCTTTTTACCTTTCTGGCGGTCAGATTCCTGTTTTTTGCGCAGGAAGGAGAGGTGGCGAATAAGCGGATCGCGCAGATAGGATGGCAGCAGGCGCAGCGAGGCCATGGCTTCATCCACCGCGCCGCGTACCTGCTTTCTGGCGTCTCCTGCCAGTGTGATGGTTTTGTCCTGTTTTTCCTGTGCGTCCAGGCTTTTATTAATCAGGTTGCCCAGCGGCGTGGCGGAGAACGCCGCATCAGCCATTTCCTGGCAGCGCTCGTTCTCTGCCCGGTAGGCATCCAGCCAGGAGGAAAGCGCGGATTCAGGAGCGGGGATCCCCGTTCCTTCACGCCCCACTGCGTGGCGCGGTTGCTGCCAGTCCCTGATGTACTCTGCCGTCATAGTGATTTACTTCGTTATGCCATTCAGGGTGTCGCGGCAGACTGTAGCCAGCCGCTGAATTTCCAGCACGGTGTCTTCTGTGTCGGCATGGCGATGTGTGATGCGGATGCTGTCGGCAATCACATCGACGATTGCAGAGGATGGGCGCTGGTAAATGCCAATAACGGACGGGGTGCCACCTTCAATGCGGTAAAGCCTGTAATTTCCCTCGTGGCTGTCAATCATGTAGCGACCATCAATAACAATCTTTCCGTCAGCGAGCTGCGGTACAGGCAGGGATTTCAGGTACATGTCATAACGTTCACGCACGCGAACGGCAAGATCACGTTCTGTGTTGAGCAGGTATTCAAGAAAGTCGTTGGCGAGAATCATTGCGGCAATCCTCTTGTTACAGATGTGCGAAGGCCTCCCGCCGCAAGGTGCAGGAAAGGCCCGGAACAGGAATTAATGGAGTTTGTTTTGCTGCTGGATGAGCTGCTGAAGCTCGCGCAGATCATCCGCCAGATAACTGAAAACAGCGGATGAATAGAGGTTTGAAAGTTCGCAGCTACGCTCATGCAGCATATTGATGTGCATGATTTGCGCGACGCGTGATGCGCGGGAAAGTCTGCGGTTGATTTCAGTCTGGATGTGACGACGCTCCGCGATAGCGCGGTGCTGTTTGCGGTTTGCCATGGTGTGGCCTCTACGTGTGTAAGTTTTGAAAACTCACCATCCAGAGCTGCGAAACTGTGGGTGGCGAGACGTACGAGGTTCGCAGTACCGGCAAACGCAGAACCCGGCCCGACCGAAGTCGGCCCCGTACGCCCCACCATAATTCTGATGCGAAAAAGACGTGGCGATACAGTACGCACAAAAAAACCGCTGGCGCGGTTGTGCGCTACGTTTGTCAGCGGGCTGCGAAACCCGGCACCCGTTTTATGAGGTGCAGCGGAAATGTAACCTGACTGATTGCGGCATGGCAAGCGGTTTTTTTGTGTGTGCATGTTCTGGTTTCTTAGTGGTTCAGAAAAAAATCAAAAACCTTGTCAATGCGTTGCAGCAGCTCTTGCTGTATTGCTTCCGGCGTTTCCGGTTCGCCTGGCGCCTCCAACGTCGCGCAGAAATCCTCGATTTCATGACGGAGCGTCAGGCGAATGGCGAGAGGTGTGGTTCTGGCGTGCTCCAGCTCATCCAGCAGCGCCAGCACAGCAGACGGCGAGAGCATTGCGCGAAACGCCAGTAATTTTTGAGGCGTTGCCATTCGTTGCAGGTCAGTCGCCAGTTCGCGTAATTCCTTGTGGTTGATGGCGCTCATGCTCTGGCTTCCTTCAGTAGCTGGTTAAACATGTTGGTAAGTGGATTGCCACACCCGAACGGCATCGGGTTTATCTGGTAAGAAAAGCGACCGCCTGTTTTGCGCTCTTTTCTTATGACTGAACCGCTGCGCCAGAGTCGGCGTAACTCCGCATTAATGGCTGTGGTTGGGGTATTCAGTGCTGCGGCGATTTCTCCACCGCTACACCCCGGATTGGCGGCAATATAGTCCAGAATGGTCATCTGCGTGACTCCTGTACCTGTCGGATAAGGTTCACCCGCACCACATTCGTGGCGCAGAAGTAAGTGCCGTCAGTGAGATAGATGTGATGTGCATCCTTTTCTGAACGGTGTTTGTCGATTGTGGTAATCAGGCGTTCGTCGACTTCGTATTCCCGCCCTCTGGAGGTAAAACGAACGACAGGAAAATGCTTAATTGCCATTACGCCTCCTTGGCGTGTGCGAATACCTCCGCGAATGCGGATTGTTTTTACATTTTCTTATTTAATCTGTGGTTTTATTTGTTCTGTTATTCGCCAGTGAAAAAGCGTTCAATCTTTTTTATTGAATGAATAATTCGCATAATCCCAATAGCGCAGGCCACCGAAATAATCAGAACAAGCCATGAGATAAATATACTCATGCGATATTCCCCAGCTTATACGGTTCAATATGTTCCCCGCATTCTGCGGCACAGATCAGCTCGGAAAGTTCGTTAAGTGCATCCAGATCATCAGCGTAAAAAGCTACGTCATACAGACTTCGGATTGCTCTGGTCAATGAGTCACGGGCCGCACGTTCAGCATGAGCGCCTGATGCACTTAAGCGAAAATAAAAACGCTCAAG